TCCGCGCGGCGCGGCGCCCTGGCTGATTTCATGCGCGCCTGAAATGTCTTCGATGTCCGCCTCGTCGCGCTCCATGGCGTTCTGCCATCCGTTGTCCACGGTTGCGCCCTGCACGCGCTCCGGCTTCATCTGGCCGAATGGCGTGTACGTGATGATGCCGCCGATTTCGTTGATCAAGTCCTCGTCATCGACGCTGCCTTCCGGCTTGAGCCAAAGCGGGTTGCCCATTTCTTCGAGGATGCGCGCCTCAGCCGTCCGCTTGATGTTGTACGACTTCTGCGGCGTCGTCATGTCGGTCACAAGACCGGTTGCGATGGCCGTTCCCGGGATTGGAAGCGCCGGGAAGAAAATGTACGGGAACTCGCCCGGGTCTTCGCTGTTCAGCAGCTCGACTCCGCCCGCAACGACGATCCTGCGGCCCTTCGGATATTTCTTGCAAGGCAGCTCCCAATAGTCGTACAGCATCGCGTGATGCGGGTAATGCCGCGGTTTCTGGCCGAGACTGTCCGGGTAGAAGCTGTTGCGCATGATGATGTTGCCCTCGGGCTCGACCTTCTTCCCGAATTCGGCCTCGATCTCATCGACGTCTACCGGCCGCCGCTCGATAACCCAGCGGATTTCCTCGAGCGATTCGGCCAGTGGGTCATAGTAGATCGAGAGCTGATCCACGACCTTCGTCACGATCTTTCCGGCCTTCGTCGGGATGTTTTCGATGCCTGCCTCTTTTGCCAGTTCTGCGACCAGATCGTCGTCAATGGCAAGGTCAGCCCCCTGCGACTTGTCGACGTAGACCTTGAGAGCCGGCATGCCGTCGGTCAACATGTAGAATTTGAGCCGGCGCGTTTTGGCGTCCATGCAATCGTCCTGCCATTGGTAGTTGAGGAACTTGAACGCGCCCTTTGCAACCTCGATCCGCTCGATGTCGTTGGTATCCGGTTTTACCTCGAGCTTGACGCGGTTTTTGCAGAGCTTCGCGAGTAGCGTCAGGATGGCCGGCTTGATCTTGTTAAACGTCAACCGGCGCTCGCCCGGCCGCAGCTCGGGCACATATACGGTCTTGTTGACGCGATCCCAACTGATCCATTGGCGGCTGTTGTAAAAGGCGCGGTTGATCTGGATTTGCCGCAGAACCGCCCAATCCTCGGCCTCTTCGAACCGATCCATCACAAATTGCACGCTGTCCTGGCCTTTTTTCTTGATCAGTTTCGCCAACGTCTCACCCCCACGCCGTCAGGTGCGGCGCAATATCAGAACAGAGCGTCAGGATCGTTCGGTGCATTCGGTTCTTCCAATTCGCCCGGTTCCGCTGGTTCTTCCGGTTCATTCGGTTCATCCGGATCAGATTCCGACTCCGCAGCCTTCGCCTGTTCCACGAGCTCGCGCAGCCGCTCCGTACTCCAATTCTTCTTGAACTCGATGCCGCGCGCGGTCAGAATCGACTTGAGCTGTTCGCGCTCGTCCGGTGTGTCAGCCACATCCGGTTTCACATCTCTGTTTCCCGCAATTTCAAATTGCGCGCACTTCTTCACGGTGTCGACGACTGCTTTGAACAGGTAGTCCTTCGTCCGTTGCTCGGGCGGCAGCTCGGCATACGGGACCATGCAGGGATGCTGCTTCTTCTCCGGATCCTTGACCGGTCCATAAGTCCAGCCGGCAGCGGCTTTCTCCCGCATCCAGTTCTCATGCGACTGTTCCGGCGTCACGTCATTCTCCAGGTGGAAGCGAACGCCGTTGATTGCACTTTCTCGCTGCCAGTTCGGGGCGGCTTCCCATGCGGGCTGCGAATCATCCCCGATGCTCTGACAATATGCCCGGTTGACTTCGTGGCAGAGTCTGGCTATCTGCTCGACAGTCAGATTGCCGGACGTTTGCAGGGACTCGTTTTCTCCAATTACAACCACCTGATGGCCCGGCAGCGTAAACTCCCGCACCTCAAACGGCATGAAGTGGATGTCCGGGTGCTTCGTCGGGTCTTGGCCGATCCGGCGCGCTTCTTCCGCAGATTCCGCCGAGACCAGGCGGCGCAGATCACCAATGCACAGTTCGAACAGTTTCATGGGTCATCGTCCCCCTATGAGATAAATTCCGGCGGGCGTTCCCGCTCATCCGGCGGCTGCTCAAGTTTCTTCTCGAGCACAACCTTTCGGGTGTACTCGCCGAAGTTCGGCGCTTGGATGCGGTCGAGCAAGTCCTTTCGTTCGGTCGCCCATTCGCGTTCCTTCGCTTCGATGTGCCGGCGCCACAGATGCCGGTCAATCAGTATCGCGGCAATAAAAAAAGCCGCCTGCGCCAGAAGTGCGGTCACAAACAGCGTGATCATCCGAGATATTCCACCTTCTTTCGTTTTGCCATGCGGTCCAGCTTGTCGATGTGCCTCTTGATCATTTCCTCCTGCGTCGGATGCTTCGGCGGTTCCGGTTTCGCCGGCGCCGGCCGGCTCATCGCCCAATACCGCAGCGCATCCGGGATATGGTCCAGCTCGTGTTCGGCGACATCCTCCGGGTTTTTCTCGTCATGGATCATGGCCGGTATCGCCTCAATGGTCCGGATGCACGTCGAAAACACGCGCAGGCGCGCTGTGGTGTATTTCTGGCCGGTCACCGGATCCGTGACTTCGATCGGATGCAGCCAGTCACGCAGCCGTTTCCAGCCGTTCACGCGCTCTTTGTTCGCAGGGATGAGTGGCACGCCCTCGGATGCGAACACTTCGGCCGGCGAAATGTTCGTGTCGACCTTCGAGCGGTTCCAAAAACTCGTATCCCCTACCGAATAGTCGATCTGCTCGCCCTCGGTCATTTCCTTCACAAGCCGCGCCTGCTCGCGGGACAGAAGTTTTCGCTGCACCTTTTCCCGGTACACATAGGCGAAACCCTGCCGGTCGACGGCAATCCACAGGCAGACGAAGGGGTCTGTATATCCCTCGTCCAGCGCCCGGTATCTGCGCCATTCGCGCGGGATTTCGAACGGTTCGACGACGTGAATCGGCCGGCTCCACTCCTCGAAATACTGGCCTGCAAACGTGTCCCAGTCGCCCTCGAGAAGCTGCTTGCGCTCTTTGTCCGACAAGCTCATTAACCGGGCCACATAATCAGGATCAACTTCCATCAGTTTCTTGTTATCGCTGACGCGCGCCGGGATGAAGATGCGTCGGGACACGATCGGTTGCCCGGCTTTCGGATGATCGGCCGGGTAATACATCGGATCGCCGTCGTCCGTCGTCTCCTGTACGACATGCACCCTTTCCGGCGGCCCGATGTCGATAAACCGCTTTTTTACCCACGCGTGCCCCTCGCCGCCCGGGTTTGTCGTCGACTTAACGAAACGCGGGTACGGCTTCGCGCCCCGGATGCGGGAAAGCATGAGCTTGTACCACTTTTCCTTGAATTGTGTCAACTCTTCCCAGCGAACAACGTCATATTCCGCGCCGGCGTATTTGAGGTAATCGTCATCATGGTCCCATGCCGCAAGCTCGATAATAGAACCATTTGCCAGCGTCCAGATGTGCTTTGATGCGTTATACTTTGCCAGCTCCGGAGGGTAAACTTGCAACGTCCTCGCGATGATGGAGCGCTCAAGGTCCGGGAACTTCCGGCGAAAGATAATCTGCCGCGACTGCGGATATTGCAGACCGTAATAAAGCGCGTCCCATATGGTCGCTTCGGTCTTTCCGCCGCCCGCGGCGCCTCCATAAAGCAGCTCGTCAACGTTCGTCGTCTGGTGGTAAAGCTGTTGCCGCGGCTGCGGCTCGTATGGGATGACGATTTTCATTGCGCGTCACCCGGCGGCCGCATTTTGTCGCTGAAAACGACGGTTATCGGCCCGCCGCCTTCCCCGGTGATTTCCTGCTTCACCTTTTCCGTGTACATATTCCCCATCTCAAGCAGCATCTTCCGATCCTGATGGCATTTCGGATCAGAAATTGCGAATTCGATTGTAGCGGCCAGCACCTTCGCAATGTTCTGCTTCACGACCTCAAATTGCACGCGGTTGTAATAGGCGACAAATTGAGGCTTGCGGAACATCTTGTAATACGCCTCGCGGCTGATTCCGGCCACTTGACAAATTTGGGTGATGTTTTTGTATCGGTGCGCCGGATCACATAAGACGTCAATCAGTTTTTTCTCCTTCGCCGTCGGCTTGTAATTGTCAACGTTTGCGCCCGCGAGAACGTCCGTCATCGTGCTTCACCCCCTCCCAGGTTGATTCTGTCTCTGTATCGCTTCGCCCACTTGATCGCAGCGGGAAGGTCGAAAAAGTGCCGTCCATAGCAGGTATAAAGGATCATTGTCCCGTTCCGAATGCCATACCTCCACCAAACGCCATTTGCTTCGATAAACCCCCGTTTATGCGGACTTGCTCGGCTCAAATGACGTTCCAGCATTTCGATCAGCTTTTGACGTTCAATGGGTTCGACTCTTTCGCAGTATCGTTCATAGGCATGTCTGGTCAGAACGAACGCATTCACGTTTCACACTCCTTTTTAGAAAATAAAAAAAGCGCTCGACGTTTGGCCGAACGCTCTCTGTATCTAGTTACGTTATACAGTTCCTATATTCGTATATATATATATATATATATATATTTTTTTTTTATTTCTTTAGGCGTCGCGCTCTAATGTAGAAACTCGTTCGGGTGTACTCTAATCCGAGTACAAAAATGTACTCTAATCCGAGTACAGCGGTGTCCTCTAAATAGAGTACAAAGGTGTCCGCTAATTAGAGTACACCAAAAGACGAAAGGGCAACGTCTGCCACCGCCGCCCTTCGCGTCATCGTGTGCGGTTTTGCGGTTTCTCTCCCACCGCCAAAAGTCATAGGCTGTCATTCGGGCCAACCCTTCCTATACTTCAACCGCACAAAAGCCGTGGCCGGCACTTCCTGCGGCGGCCGGCTTGCCGACCCGATCCGCGCTTTACCGCCTGGGATCAGCGGGGATGTGGGGGCGCAGCACTTCCGACATTTGCCCCTGCCGGAAGCAGTATGCGGGCGCTGCGTCTTCGGGGAGGCGCGGCGTAAAACATGATAGGCAACCCTGCGGTTGCCTTCACGGTACAAGATTATCACGGAATAGAGCGCAACATCACGTATTTAATTCGGAATTATTCCGATTTTTCCTCGAAAAATTCGGAAATAGAACATAAGTTCCCATTTACATTTATAAATGTTCATGGTATAATGATATCAAAAGGAACAACCCCCGCCGGTCTGGCACACCGACGAGGGTCTGGGGCAGAACAACTTGCCGGTCGCTCTGCCCCTCCAATATACCACATACGGAGGGATTCGAAAATGATCATCCGCGACAGCATCAATGAAGTTCCGTTCGAAGAACTGGCCAACACCCACGAAGATTGGTACTTCCGGACCGAGAACATCCGTTTCAAGCATTACCGGGGTTATGGTGACGAACTCAGCGTCCATGTGACCGACCTTACGGATGCGCTGAAACCCGGGAAGGAAGTCACCGAATACATCTTCACCGGCCCGTTGTGGGACGTGCTGTTCTCCACTTACGATGACCCGGTTTCGGAAGTGTTGCAAAAGTTGTTCCGCCAGGAAGTCCGCAACATCGAATACCAGACCCACACGCACCAATCAATCCGCGTTTTCTCGCCGTTCGTCGAAGTCAAACCGATCAAGCCGCCGGCAAAATGGACGCTCGCGCACGTCTGGAAAGCGATCCTGGCCGGACAGATCAAGCGAGGCCAAACGGATCAGCGGCTGACCGACGACTACGCATTCGATATGGCCAACAACTATGGGCGCGGTGAAATTGACGTTATCGCCTTCGCCCGCCGGCTCATCGAAGACCGTTCCGGCTGGTGGGTGATGGTGGACACGGAGACGGACGAATACATTCAGCTCGGCGTGAACTGCCATCATTTCGACTGCAAAACGCTGTTTTTCGAAAAGGTCGAGAATCCGACTTTGCCGATCATGATGGAAGACGAACCGGAAACGATCTCGCCCCAGGAGCCCGAGGCCCCGGCGCCGAAACGCTCGAACGTCATCAACTTTGCGGAACGGGTTGCGGAAAAGCGCGTGAAGTCGTTCGACGAATCGCTGACGCCGGAACAACGGCTGAAGCTGATGTGCGTCCAGCAAATGATGGGAAGAGAAGCTTGCGCGGAAGCGCTGATGAAACTTGATTTCGATGTTGACGAGTTGTTTCGGGTTGCTGCTCTGGTGGTGGAAGGGGGGCGCTCAAAATGACGACCGACCTCATCCGTCAAGCACTCGACGCTGCAGGATACCACCACGAACCCGACACAGAAGAAGCGCTGAAAGGATGCTTCCTCGATGGCAGACCGGCTATCATAACAGCAGGGCTAGGGACAAGGCCGAGAATGCCGGCCGGCCGCATCAAGCGGCCTCCGCTCAACCTGCGAGGGCAGGAATACAGAGAGAAAGGATGAACCGAATGGCTGACATATGGACTGGTATAGGAACATGGGCCGGTTGGCGGCTGACAACGGATCACCCGGACAGCCACGGCCAGCCCGTGCTCGTCGATCCGGACGGCATCGCCTACGGCCCCGCCGACATTCGCAAGCGCATCTACCAGGCGGACGTGGCCCGAATGCTCGGGTCAACGGCGCAGGCGATCGTTGGCCGCATCAACCGCGGCACGCTGCCGCGCTTCGACGGATTCGATGAGCGCGGCCGCGGGTATTGGTACGAAGGAACGCTGCGAAGCGTGCTACACAAGGACGTGAAATAGGATGCTTACCAGGGAATACGTTCAGTCGCTCGGGATCGAGCGGATCATCAATTACCTGCGAAGATCCCGGCAGGACATCGAGCTCGAGAAGCGCACGGGTGAAGACACGATGAAGGCGCAAACCGACCTGATGGACCGTGTGCTATCCCCTCTCGGCATTCCATATGATCAACGTCCGGAGTTGGGCAGCGGCGACAAAATTTCGACTCGCCCGGTGTTTCAGTCGGTGCTCGACGATCTGCAGGCCGGCAAATACCAGGCCATCGCCGTGAAAGAAATCAGCCGGATGGGCCGCGGCTCATATACGGACATGGGTGTGATCTATGATCTGCTGGTCGAAAAGCGGATCTATGTCATCACGCCGTACAAGGTGTACGACCCCGCAAACCCGGCCGATCTGCGGCAGATTCGGTTCGAGCTTTTTATGTCCCGAGAAGAATTCGAAACCACCCGTGAACGTCTGACGGGCGGAAGACGTACTCGAGCTATGGAAGGTCGCTGGATGGCCGGTAAACCGCCGTATGGGTACTCAATTGATCCAAGAACCCGGAAGCTCGTCGTCAAAGAGGACGAGGCGGCCGTGGTTCGTCTGCTCTTCGATATCTACGCCAACGGTCTCGAGATCGACGGAGAGCTCCGGGATGTTCGCGTGCGGGCGATCGCAACATATTTCACGCGCATCGGGATTCCGACGCCGAAGGGCGGCCGCGAATGGCGTCCGGAGATCCTGCAATACATGCTCGAGAACGACGTTTACATCGGTACGGTTCGCTACAGCAAGAAAAAGACGGTCGGGAAACGGGCTGTACTCCGGCCTGAGCACGAACACATCGTCGTGTACAACGCGCACGAACCGATCGTTGAACTTGAGATCTGGAACCGAGTGCAGGAGAAATTGAGCATGAAGGATTTTCGCCGAATCCCGCGCCTACGGCTCGACAAGCAGCCGTATGAGTTGACGGCGCTGGTGCGCTGCTCCTGCGGCAGCTCGATGATCCGTCAGCATCTTGTGCGCTCGCGGACGAATCGCAAGGGCGAAGTCAAGACATACATCCGGGAATACCTGTGGTGCAAGAACGTAACCTGCGACGGCGGCGCTGTGAACTATCAAGACGTGCTCGACAGCATTCGGCGATACCTGTCCTATTTGGGTGATCTGGACGACGAACGGCTCGCGAAGCATATGAGCCAGAAGGTACATGTGCAGGCGAATCAGACGAACAGGGAACAGGCCGTGCAATACATAGAGAAGCGACGGGCGGAGCTCGAGCAGAAATTGCAGTTCATCTATGACCAATATGAGGAACGGTTCTATGACCGCTCAACCTTCATTGCGCGGAAAAAAGAGGTCGAAAAGGAGCTTGAGCGGCTGAACGCGATACGGACGGAGTCGGCGCAGGAGACGACAAATTCGGTCGCAACCGAAGATGTGCAGTCCATGCGGGAACGCCTACAGACGTTTCAGCAGGTGTTTGACAAGGTTTCGAGGGGACAACGGAACGCGATTCTTCGTTCGATTTTTCACGACGTGATCATCAAAAAGACAGGCAAGGGAACCGGGCGAACCAAACCGACGTTCGACATGATTCCCCGGCTGAAATTCAAATTGTGA